TGGTGGTCGGCGCGTCCAAGGCCGTGAAGATCACGAGCAGCGCAGGCAGCCTGCAGTTCGTCGAGCACTCTGGCGCCGCGATCACGGCGGGCCTGGAGTCCCTGGCCGCGCTCGAACAGCAGATGATCCAGACCGGCGCAGAGCTCTTGGTGGCCAAGCCCGGCCAGCGCACGGCGACCGAGGCCGCGACCGACGCCGAGTCGAACAAGAGCGACCTGCAGACGATGGCCGAGGCGTTCGAGGACGGGCTCGACCAGTGCCTGCAGTTCATGGCCGACTGGCTGCGGCTGCCCGAAGGCGGGCATGTGGCCATGTTCAAGGACTACGGCGCGGCGAGCCTCTCGGAGGCCAGTGGCCAGCTCGTGGTGCAGATGAGCGGCGCGGGCCTGATCGGCAAGCGGACCGCGATCCGAGAGCTTCAGCGCCGCGGTGCGCTGTCGCCGGACCTGGATCCTGACGCAGAGATCGAGACCGTCGAAGCCGAGGGGCCGTCGCTCGGGGGCCTGTAAGTGCCCACCGTCAATGAACAACTGGCCGACGCGGCCATCGGCCACGCGGTTGACCTGAGCCGGTACAGCAATGGCGCGGTGCGCAGGATCATCGCGCTCCTGAACCGCACGGACGCCGACCTGTTCGGCCAGCTGGGCGCCGCACTGTCGCAGATGACGCCGGAAGCGTTCACCGTCGAGTGGCTGGAACAGGTCTTGTCCGGCGTGCGCCGCCTGAACCTGTCGGCGTACCAGCAGATCGAGCGCGAGCTCACCACGGAATTGCAGGCGCTCGCCGCCTACGAGGCGCAGTACCAGTATCAGCTGTTTCGCACGACGCTTCCGCCCCAGGTGGTCAACCTGATCGGCGTGGCCACCGTGAGCGCTGAGACCGCCTACGCCGCCGCGATGGCGCGGCCTTTCCAGGGCGTTCTGCTGCGCGAGTGGGCGCAGCGGGCCGGCGAGGCGCGCATGATACGGATCCGCGATGCACTGCGGATGGGTTTCGTCGAGGGCCAGACGGTCGACCAGATGGTGCGCCGCCTGCGCGGCACGCGCGCCGCAGGATTCGCCGATGGCCTGATCGAGATCGACCGGCGCAACGCCGCTGCGGTGGTGCGAACGGCAGTCCAGCACACGGCCGCCACGGTGCGAGATCGGTTCCACGAGGAAAACGGCGACATCATCAAGGCCATCGAGTGGGTGTCCACCTTGGACAGCCGCACGACGCCCGAGTGCATGCTGCGCGACGGCAAGCAGTACACGCGCGACCACAAACCGATCGGCCACAAGCTGCCCTGGGGCGCTGGACCGGGCAGGTTCCATTGGCAGTGCCGATCGACTTCGGTAGCGATCACGAAATCCTGGCGCGAGCTCGGCCTCGACATGGACGAGATGGATCCTGGCACGCGGGCCAGCATGGACGGGCAGGTGCCGGCGCAGACGACCTACGCCGACTGGATCAAGAAGCAGAGCGCAGCCCGACAGGACGAAATCCTCGGCCCCGCGCGCGGAAAGCTGCTGCGCGAGGGCGGGCTCACGCTGGATCGGTTCGCGGACGACCGCGGGAAGTGGATTTCGCTCGACCAGCTGCGCGAGCGTGATGCGGCTGCGTTCCGGCGGGCTGGGGTGTAGGATTGCGCCGATGCCTGACCTGCGCGTCATCCCCGGCACAGCCGCACCCGACACGCCCACCGAGCGCGTGCGAAAGCGCCTGCGCGCTGCCAAGCCGCCGGTGCTGCTGCAGTGCCCGCGTTGCGCGAGCCGCGAAGTGATCGAGACGAAAATCGGCGTGGTCCTGCGCGACGGTAAAGCCAGCGGCGGGACGAAGACGAGAATCTGTGCCGCCTGCATGCTGCAGGGGCAAAGGGTGGTGGTCGGCTAGACCGCACGCCCGCAACACCGTTAAACGAAGCCGCCCACTGAGGCGGCTTTGTCGTTTCTGCGGCTCGCCAGGCGGGCCGTCTCACTGGCCTAGGGCCATCACCAACAGACGCCCAAGGGGCGGAATCCATCATGCCTATCTGGAAGCAAGCGCTACTGCGGCGCTACGGTCACGCGCGACTCATGGCCCCCGAGGGGGGCGACGAAGGCAACACCGGCAGCGGCGGCGGTGACGGCACGGACGACGTGCAGGCCAAGATCGAAGCGGCAGTGAACGCGGCGGTCACGGGTCTGAAGACGAAGAACGGCGAGCTCATCGGCAAGCTCAAGGAGCGCGAGGAAGCACTCAAGCGGTTCGACGGGATCGACCCTGACGCGGTTCGCAACATCCTGCGCCGGTTCTCCGACGACGAGGAAGCGAAGCTGATCGCCGACGGCAAGATCGACGACGTGCTCAACAAGCGCACCGAGCGCATGAAGGCCGACTTCGAGAAGAAGTACGCCGAAGCGACGGCAGCCGCAGAGGCTGCGTCGATGCGCGCACAGGCATTCCAAGGGCGCGTCCTGGACGACGCGATCCGGGCAGCGGCCGCCAAGGCCGGGCTGCACCAGCACGCGATCGAGGACGCCCTGTTTCGGGCGCGCTCGATGTTCACGCTCGACGAGGACGGCCAGGCCGTGATGCTCGGCGAGGACAAGCGGCCGGTGCTCGGCAAGGACGGTCAGACCCCGTTCGCGCCGCTGGAATGGCTGGAAGGCATGAAGGAAAAAGCGCCGCACTGGTTCCCGGCGTCCGCATCTGGAAGCGGCGCGGGCGGCTCGAGCGGCGCCGGAAGGCCCGAGGTCAAAGACCTGGCGCACGCGAAAACCCGTGAGGAGCGAGTCGCCGTCATCAGCGCGCGGCTCGCTGCATCGAAAACTTGATTTTCGGCCTGAATCGGCCGGAGGAGTAAACCGTGGCACTCAGCAACATGAAGGTCTTCAACGAGCAGATTCAGGCTGCCACCATCGAAACCGTCGCCCAGATGGTCGATGCGTTCAATGGCGCCTCCGGCGGCGCAATCGTGCTCACCAACCAGGGGTTCGACGGCGACTACCGCTACGAGAACTTCTGGGCGTCCATCCACTCCGCGCAGCGCCGCGTGGACCGCTACGCGACCAACTCGGACGCCTCGCCGACCGCACTCGCGCAGCTCCAAGAGATCGGCGTGAAGGTCGCCGGCGGCTTCGGCCCGGTCATCTGGGAGCCGGGTCAGCTGTCGTGGGTGCAGAAGTCGCCTGCCGAGGCCGTCGAGGTCATCAGCCGCAACCTGGCCGAAGCGATCGTGAAGGACCAGCTCAACACCGGCATTGCCGCGGCTGTTGCGGCCATCGAGGCCGGCACGACCAACACGATGTACGACGCCGGCACGTCGGTCCTGTCCTACCGGCACATCAACCGCGCCCACGCGAAGTTCGGCGACGCCTCGCAGACGCTGATCTGCGACGTGATGGACGGCACCTCGTTCCATGACCTGATCGACATCAACCTCGCCAACGAGAACACGCTGTTCCAGGCGGGAAACGTGCGCATCGTCAGCATCCTGGGCCGCCGCGTCGTCGTGACCGATGCGCCCGCGCTGCGCGAGTCGCCGAGCAGCACGGCCAACGACGCCAAGATCCTGTCGCTGGTCGCCGGTGGCGTGACGATCTATGACGGGTCCGACGTCATCACGAACATCGCCTCGAGCAACGGTAAGCTGCGCATCGAAACCACCTTCCAGGCCGACTACACGTTCGGCGTGGCGCTCAAGGGCTATCAGTGGGACACCAGCACCGGCGGCAAGTCGCCGACGGACGTCGAGCTGGCCACAGGTGGCAACTGGGACAAGGTGGCGACCTCGTACAAGCACACCGCCGGCGTGCTGACCCTGTACGAAACCAAGTGATCGTTGTTTCGTTCTTCACTGCGGAGTATCGGGACCACGCGCCCCGGCTCCGCAGTGAGTGCGACCGCTTGGGCTTGAGGCATCGGATCGAGGAACTTCCCACCACTGGCAGTTACCTGCGGAACTGCTGCCTCAAGCCCGGCTTCATTCTGGACAGCTTGCGCGCCGTGCGCGAGCCGGTCCTGTGGGTCGACGTGGATTCGTCGATCTGCGCTTACCCCGCGTTCTTCTCCGATTCGGACCCATACGATATGCAGGCAAGGCGTATGCGGGCGCCTCGGAAAAGGGCGTGGCATGTCTCGGCAATGTGGTGGAACTACACGCCTGACGCGCTGGCCTATCTCGAACGGTGGGCGGGCAACGTAGGCGAGTCCGAGGACGAGGCTGCGATGGAAAAGACGTGGCGCGAGGGCTTGCCTTTGCGAACGCGGGACATCCCCGCTCCCTATTTCCAAATCGAACACCCCGAGGGCGCGGTGATTCTGATTCGCCTGTCGCGCACAGCGGCCAAACGGCTCGAGTCCAAGATCGCGGCGCGTTACGAACAGGAGGTCATGTAGTGCCGACCTCGCACCCCGAGTCGCGCAAGTGGGCGGCGCAGCAGTTCGTCAGCGTGGCGCCCAAGACCGTGCTGGATGTCGGCGTCGGCGAAGGAACGTATTCACGACTGCTGCGCTCCGATGAGCACTGGACTGGCATCGAGGCGTGGTGGCCCTACGTCACGCAGTACCGGCTCGAAACGCTCTACGACCGGCTGATCGTCGATGACTTTCGCAACGTGAGCTTGGCTGCCGATCTGGCGATCGTGGGCGACTGCCTGGAGCATGTCTCGCACGACGAGGGCGAGGCGTACATCCGGCGCCTGATGGGCGAGGTCGACGCGATCATGCTCATCCTGCCTTTGGGTGAGTACCCGCAGGGCGAGGTCGACGGCAATCCGTTCCAGGCGCACCGCGCGACGTGGTTCGACGCGGAGGTTCGGGCGCTGTTCGGCGAAGGGCTGCGTGCGGGGTTCGTGGGCAAGGTCGTCGGAGGGTATCTGTGGCGACGGTAGCCTGCGTCCTGCGCTCCGGCGGCGACTTCGGTCCTGAGCATGTGCAGTGGCTCGCGCGCCAGGTGCCGGGGCTTGTGTGCCTGTCGGACGTTCCGGTGCCAGGGGTGGAGACGATCCGCCTCGAGCACGACTGGCCGACCTGGTGGGCGAAGATGGAGATGTTCGGCCCGGCGCTGGCTGGCGACGTGCTGATGCTGGACCTCGATACCGTCGTGCTCTCGATGCCGGAGATGCCCGCCGAGACGACGGTGCTCGAGAACTTCGCGGAACCCGGATGGATGGGGTCGGGTTTCATGTTCGTCGCCGAGGCCGACCGGGCGCGCATCTGGCAGGCGTGGATCGACAACCCGGCAAAGCACATGCGCGAATGCGCTCGGTGGCCGAAGTGGGGCGACCAGGGCTTCCTGCAGGACCACATCGGCTCGGCCGCGCGGTGGGGTGAGAACGTGCGCAGCTACAAGGCGCACTGCAAGGACGGGGTGCCGGATGGCACGGGCGTCGTGGTGTTCCACGGCAAGCCTCGACCCTGGGACGTGCGCCTGCCGTGGGTGCCGCAACTGGCCGCACTGCGCGACTTCCGCGAGCTGATCCTCAAGCACAAGGGCAAGCGGTTCGCCGTGATGGGCGGCGGGCCGTCGCTGGCTTCCGACATGGAGCGCATCGGCCCGGTGGATGTCGTCATCAGCACCAACGGACACGGCGCAGACATCCGCCGGCCCGGCTACCTGCTGGCCATCGATCACACGCACACGAAGACCCAGACCCAGATGGGTCGGCACCTTCGGGCGCTGTCGGACGCGCCGGTCATCAGCCCGCACGGATTCGCGGACTACCGGCTCGGCTTCTGGCCGCAGTCGCCGCGGTTCGTCCTGTCCGGCCTGGTGGCCACCTGGGCGGCGTTCGCAATGGGCGCGAAGGTGGTCTACCTCGCCGGGATGGACGGCTACGCGGACAACGACTACCGCGACGAGGCTCGCAAGATCGCGCGCGACATCCACTGTCCGGTGCGCGTGATGCCCTCCAGCCCGCTTGCGGACATCTGGCCGGCGTTCGACCCGGACGAGAGGTTCGGGCGCTACACGCCGCACAGCGCGATCGAGGGGCTGCGCGGCATCGACAACAGCATCAGGGTCCGCATCGTGAAGCCATGCACCATCGGCCACGCGGACCTGAGCAAGGGCGAGGAGATCACGGTCATGCGCCACGAAGCCGCGAGGCTGCTGAGGCACCGAATGGTCGCGGAAATCTGACATGGCGATCACCGTCGAAGACGGCACCGGCCTGGCCGATGCCGAGACCTACATCAGCACCTCGGACGCCGACACCTACCACGCCGCGCGCGGGAATGCCGCCTGGGGTGCGCTGTCCGCCGGCACCAAGGAG